CGAGGAGACCTACAAGACTTTACAAAAAGTGACGGCGGGCATCCAGCTCGTGGTCGGTGCCGGAGAGCTCATCAAGGGAGTGAGCGCACTCTGGCAGACGTACAACTCCGTCCTCAAGACGACCGCCATCGTGAGCACGTTCGCCAGCATCGCCGAGAACCCCGCCAAGGGTGCGCTCATCGTCGGCGGTGCGGCACTCGCCGCCGGAGCGGTGGCCGGGTACATGTACTCCGCGACACAGAACAACAGCACGGTCATCAACGTCCAGCACACCGAGCAGGCGAGACAGGCCGAGACCGTGGTCGACACCGGGACGTGGTACTGATGGTCACGAGTCTGACGGTGGGACAGCAATACATGGTAGGGGACGGGGTCCAGGGATACCTCGGGAAGAAGGGGCTCCCTCCCTGGATGCACTTCATCGACTCCACCTCGAGGATAGCGAGAGGGAACGCACAGCTCCCGAGCGGATACCACAGGATAACACAGACCGCCGTATTGCTGGGACTCGATCATTCCCAGATAACGACCACGGACGAGTCGGTTGACATCGTCCCCATCCAGCTCCCCGCCGATAACGAATGTCCCTGGAGGGTCGCCGTATTCGAGCCGAACGGGGCATATATCCTCGCCGACGGATTGAGTGGTGTGCCGACCATCGGCACACCCGAGGTCCGCCTGACGAGATCCGCACCGAGCAGGACGGTCGTGCGGTTCGCCCTCGGCAAGGGGAAGGATAACATCCTGTCGGCGGACTTCGGGAGATGGAGCGACGGACAGACCAGGGCGGTCGCGAGAGGGATGGAGCTGACCGTCGAGTATAGGGATGCTGACACCGACAACCTCGTCCTCGTGTTCCGTGGGCGCATCTTCCAGATAGAGAGCGGGGACGCCGTGACCGTCACGGCCTACGACAGGCTGATGGACCTCTACCAGACCACGGGGCAGTATCTCTCCCACGCAGGACAGGTGCAGGATGCGAAGTCGCAGAGCAGGAGCGAGAGCGGGAACAATTGGGTGTATGAGATGGGGGTCGATCTCGGACTCCTCACGAACGTGGTCCCCATCAACAGGCTCAACATCAACGCCAGCGGGGATACGTCCTATCAGGCGGCAAGTGAGAACGACATCATCATCCACCCCCTGCCCGCTGACAGCGGGATCTCCGTCAGCGCGGGGGACATAATCTCCCGCATCCAGACCAAGGTCTCGACCACCAACAGGGCTTATACACCGTCGACGCCTCAAACGGCGACGGCTGTATTCGCGGTAGCGGTCACGGTCAAGGTGTACGTCTACGAGGCACAGGGCTCGGCCTTCGTCCTCAGAGCGTCAGGGACTGCCGAGATAGGGGGAAGCGGAACGGCTACGACAGGGGCAACCCCCAGGACGATCACCGTGGACAAGAAGGACCAGGAGCTCGATATAACCCTGGACAACCCCGTGACGGTCTCCGACCCCTCGGCCCTGTACATCGGGGTCAGCACGTCCCACAGAGTCACAATAGCGCAACATGTGAACGGTGCCTTATGCTATTGGGGAGCGAACAAGAGCACCAGCCAGCCGACCGTGTCGGGCACATATTACAGGAGCTCGGACGGAGTCAGCTGGAGCGCGGACTCCTCATCCTCCAAGCCCGTACTGGGCCTGTCCTTCACGCACAACGGCACCCCGATGTCCCTGTCGCTGGCCACCATCTCCGGCACGACCATCGTCATCGACAAGGGCAGTCTCCCCGCAGGACCGTCCGGCACATACATCTCGACCGAGGATGCCGGAGTCGGGATCATCGCCAGCTATTACGTCGCAGACAAGGCGCCGCTCATCGACATCGTCCGCGAGCTCATAAGCGCCGCCGGACTCAATCCCAACATAGGGGAAGGAGTCAACCTCGGCCTCGTGACGTTCTACACGTGCATCACGACCGACTATCTCACGGTCATACGCGGACTCGTGGAGGGCAGGAGCTGCGGAATCCGGGACACCGTCACGGATGCGGGAGTCATCGCGGTCCTGCCTGAGCACACGGTGGACGAGACTCCCGTCATGAGCCTCAGCACCGACCCGACGAGGTCGGAGAGGATCATCACGTCCCATAATCTGACGGCCCATTGGGCGGCGGAGAAGGGGACGGTGGCCTACATCGCCGAGAACAGCACCAGCTCGGGCCTCCCGCTGGCTCTGGAGACGGATGACGGCCTGATGGATGACTCGCTCATCGAGGCCCTCCAGACCCCCCTGTCCGCCATCCAGGTGGACAACACCCTCGGAACGCACGACATGATGGCACACAGCGCAGGCGGTGCCATCAGGAAACTCCACACCAACACCATCGAGGGCACCGTCGTCCTGGCGGGCTACCGCCTCGGTCTGTGGGACCTGTCCGGCTCTGGCGTGGGCGGTCTGCCCGTGTCTCTGGATGTCCCCGAGTACAAGGCCCAGGGTGTGGCGATCCCCACCGAGGTGGTCCTCTCGAACGGCCAGACCTCCGTGAAACTGGACAACATCCGCACGCAGGACAGGAGCGGAGTGGCCAACAGCATGGGCCTCGTAGAGGGTACGGTCTCCAACGACGCCACCCTCCTCCCCAAGACGGTGTATGTGTTCGGCAAGCCGGACAAATCTCATGCCAACCAGATATGGGAGGACAGGACGTTCTACAAGCTGGACTCGATAATACTCATGCGCGCAGACGGCACGCTCATCGGACAGACCAACCAGGCCTATCTCCGTACCATCGTAGACGAGGCGGGATACCGCCACCTGCTGGGCGTGTTCCCCGTGAACGCGGGGAGCTGGGAGAGTGTCTCCCCGATAACCACGGCGGCCGCAGGGATCTCCTACTCCTCCTCCGCCACCAATCAACAGCTCATCGTGGCCTGTCTCGACCCGCCCAAGTACGTCATCGACAACCAGAACATCCACGTCGACATCAGAATCCGCAATCAATAAATCACGAGATGACGGTCCGTACAGCATGAAAAGCAGGACCATACTCGTTTTATTGTCGCTCATCTCCCTGGCGGGGTTCGCCATCATCCCCGCCGGGGACTCCGAGGCCGTCAGCTCCGAAACCCACGTAGTCCTCTGGCTGTACGGCGAGGACGGCACCCTCGTGACCACGCTGACCGTGACCGAGGGAAAGGACCTCCGCCACGCGCTCAACGGCGTGATGGCCACGACCCCCCATTGGAGGGACATCCTCACGGGGTACGAGTACCCGATGGACAAGCTCGTCACTCACGACCTGATGCTCCGCGCATCGACGGAGATCCCTCCGCAGGAGCCTGTCCCCGAGCCGGAGAACCACGACCTCCTCTACCTCGGAATCGCCGCAGTAGTCATCATCGCCGCCATGGTCGGCATAAACGCATGGCGGAACCGCAGACCCTAATCCCGCTTTTAAACTCTCTGGGCCATAAACCTTCATGAAGTGGCCCACCCTTTTTAACAGACCCATCCCGACGGCGCACGAGAAACCCGCCAAGGGCATCAAGGGGGCCACCATCCGCGTCAGACTCAAGTCCGACACCAGCTCCCGCAAGGACACCATCGACATTACGAAGGAGGCCGAGGCCCACAAGGAGTTCAACGAGATCTACGAGACCACCGTGGCGGGCTCCATCATCGACACCGAGACGGACGACCTGTTCGCTCAGGGATGGGCCGTCATCGGAGAAGATCCCGACGCGGTCGCCAAGGTCCGGGAGTACCTCACGGCCGTCAGCTTCGAGACCGAGGTCAAGAAGCTCGCCGTGGAGTCCAAGGTCTACGGCTTCGGCATCGCCGAGGTCGGCACCGTCGGCAACCGCCACGCACTCGTGGCGCACAGCTCCTACAACATCTTCCCCGTCCCCGACGAGGACGGCTGGCTGGACGGTTTCGTACAGAAGGGGAGCAACAACACCACCCTCACGACCTGGGGTACCCACGAGGTCATCAGCCTCGCACTCCGCCCCAACGCCGCCACCCCCGGGACCGGGAGGAGCGAGCTGGCGCAGGCATACACCGCCATCGTGGACTACGAGAACATCCGCAAGGCGAACGCGGAGATGATCCTCCGCATGGGATACCCCACCTACGACGTCGAGTTCACGGACACCGACGGCATGGCTCCCGCCGACTCGCTGGAGGGCGACCTCTCCGACCTCGCTCCCGGCTCCGTCCTCAGCACCGCGCTCGGTGCCAAGATCAACACGCTCAACCAGGCAGGGGTCACACAGGTCCAGACCTACGCCGAGACCGCTCTCCAGGCCGTGGCCGTGGCGATGCAGGTCCCCCGCTCCATGGCAGGCCTCGCCGACAACTCCGAGGCCACCGCCAAGGTCACGCAGGCAAAATACTTCAACCGCATCGCCGCCGAGCAGAACATCATCGCCCAGACGATGCAGTCTCGCTACCTCGACATCTATGTTCTCCCCGACCTCGGGATACCCAAGGGTTCGGTCCAGCTCATGTTCAACAACCCCGACCCGGAAGCACAGCTCAAGAAGGCCCAGCTCCTCCAGATCCTCACAAGCCTCGACCCGACAGATCCCGAATACCTCCTCTCTGTCGAGGAACAGGCAGAGCTCTGGGGCAAGCACCCCAAGGCCGGGGAGTACGACCAGTCCAAGCTGATGGACTCGCTCAAGGACGCCGTCATGCACCACATCGCAGGAATCACGGGAGGAGCTCAGGATGAGCAGGAGTCCCGTTAACCGCAGAGACCCCTCCGGCACCCGCAAGATAGAGCGGGAGGAGATCGCCAGGCAGAGGGAGGTCATCCGTGCCTACACCGAGGCGATGGCCAAGGTGGCGGTCGGCGACAGTCCCGAGAGGGAGGAGACCCTCCGCAGGCTCGGGGCATCCCTCTCCGACGACCTCGCACAGGCCTCGGACGACTGGATGGTCAAGACCGAGGAGGCGACCGTCCGCACCAGCGACCGTGTGCTCAACAACCTCCACACAGGGATCAAGCTCGGCAACGTCCGCATCCCGAGGGAGGAGGTCGAGATGCTCCGCATGAACATCCGCGAGAACGTCCGCTCGGTCGGCGGGGATCTCCTGAAGGACGTGACCCGCCTGGTGGCCGAGGGCTACCAGAACGGATGGGGAGCGGACCAGACCGCGAGAGCCATCCAAGAGGCGGGGGATTATCAGGTCAGGCATGCCAGCACCATCGTCCGCACCGAGACGATGAGGATATGCGACGTTGTCGCCAAGGCCCGCTACGATGCGGCCGGGTGCGACGGCTACCTCTCCTTCCCCACGGATGACGACCGCCTCTGCGAGCATTGCGTCAGACAGGCGACCGGGGGCAACGGCTACACCCTCAAGGTCTACGGCCTCGAGGAGCCGATGGCTCTCCCCTGGCATCCCAATTGCAGGTGCTGCCGCATCCCCCACTTCCCCGACCAGGAGGCCATCACGATATGAGCAAGTACGACGGATACTCGAAGACATACTACAACCAGCAGGAGACCCTCAGCTCGTTCGAGACGACTGAGGACGGCTCCCTGCTCATCCACGGCGTGACAGTCATGGCCGTGGGAACCTGGACCGACATGCACGGCATAACCACCCGCTTCACGGAGGAGGTCCTCCAGAGGTGCGCCGGAGCATGGGACGATAATGCGGTCTGGACCAGACATGCGGGAGGGGCACCCCGCAGCGTGACCGAGAAGGTCGGCGCAGTCATCAGCCCCGCTTACTCTCCAACCGACGGCGCGGTCATCGCGGACGTCCTACTTCACAACAGGACCGATATGTCCAGAGCCTGCTCTGAGCTCGTGCAGATGGCACGGGAGCAGGGCGGGATAAAGGACGTGAGTGCCGAGTGCATGGTCGTCATGGACTCGGACGGTACCGTGACCGACCTGATCTTTACGGGGCTCGCCCTCGTGGAGGACGGAGCGTGCGAGACGTGCAGGATACCCGCCTACGGAAGGGAGGAATCAGATATGGCAGACGACGAGAAGAAGGAAACCACCGAAGTCGAGACCAAGGAGACCGAGGAAACTGAGACCGAAGTCCCCCAGGGCGGAGACCTCGCGGAGATCCTCGAGAAACTCGTCGAGGCAATCATCCCGGACACCAAGGAGCTCATCGAGGCAATCAAGGAGTCCGAGGGAGAGGACCGCATCAGGGCCATCGGCCAGCTGGAGGGATGTATGAGGTCGTGGGGAGTCCCCATCGACACCTACTCCAAGAAGCTGGACGACAGGCTCGCGGAGTTCTCCAAGGCCCTCGACGAAAAACTCGCAGGCATCCAGAACAGCATCGCACAGTACAGCGCACCCGCTGGCCTTAAAGGCAAGATGGGCGCAGACAGGGAGCAGGGCACCGAGCGCCAGACCCTGACTCTTTACGGGAGCGGAAGGACCGCTCTCTATTGAGGCGCACAACAGGAGACATAGATATGGCAGCAATTACAGCCTTCCCCCTGATCCCCGACACCATGCACGGGGCTTTCGGAACGGAAGTAACCAAGACCGCCTCCGCCGACATCCTCGGCGGTCAGGCCGTACAGATCAACAGCAACGGAACCGTCGCACCCGCGACCGCATCCACCCAGAAAATCATCGGAGTCGCACTCTACGACATCCCCGCCGGAACCGAGGGAGCCATCAGGGTCGTCGGAGTGGCAAGGTGTGCCAACGCAGACGGAGCCACCGCAATTACCGCAGGCGCCGCAGTTACCGCAGGAGCCCTCGGCGGAGTGACCGCCCACAGCACCGGCACCGCTCTCGGAATCGCTCTGGAGCCCATCGCAGGAGGAGCTACCGGCCTGGTCGCCCTCGGAGTATTCACTGCATAAGGAGGCTATGAAAATGGAAAACGGAAAATACGTCAGCAAGGCCTGTGACTTCGCAGGAAACGTCATCCCTGTCGGCATGTACGCCAAGGCGAGCCCCAGCCAGCTCCTCAAGACCATCATGTCCGTCGACAACGGAAACCTGGACTTTACCAAGGAGGAAGTCGAGAACCTCATGAAATTCATGCCCGACACCATGGTCGGACTGAAAGCGAACAAGAGGGGAGCTCTCGAGTTCTCCACCTACACCAAGGCGGACTTCCTCTCCCCCTCCGGCCCTGCGGGATCCACCATCAAGGGCAGCGGAATCGTCGACATCCTGGTCGCCGACACCATCATGGAGGGAGCAATGCCCTACACCTCCGCAAGGAACATCCTGGAGGTCTGGAGAATCAACGGTGGCTCCGAGCAGATCCCCTTCTTCACTGCAAGGAAGGGAGCCAAGACCATCGCACCTAACGCAGACGCAGTCGACCTCGCCCAGGGCATCGGAAAGGTCAACGCCGTCCCCGACGAGTACAAGGTCATGTGCACCCTCGACAAGGGTCTCCTCCGCGACGCATCCGTCGATGTGAAGACCGCCGCCATCCGTGAGATGGGAGCGACCATGGAGATCGCCCTCGAGCAGAAGGCAGTCGATGTCTGCCTCGCCAACGCATACGGAACCAACACCAGCGCCGCCACCGCCGACGCCCTCAAGGGTCTCAACCTCGCACGCGGACAGATTGGCAAAAATGGCTTCCGCGCGACCGGAGCACTCCTCGCTCCCATGTTCGAGGCCCACGCCCTGAACAGCATGGCAGTCCCCGCATACAACGACAGGGCACAGGAGGTCGGCGAGTACGCCTCCCTCCTCCGCTTCGCAGGAATGGACCTCGGGGTCTCTGGAGCATCCGGCCTCGATTGGGGAACCTCCGGCAACGTCGGAGCCATCGTGGTCGACAAGACCCACGCGCCCCACATCATCATGAGGGAGGACATGACCCTCGGAGAGTTCGACAACGTGACCAAGTACGCCGAACAGCCCACCGTCGTGAGCAGGTTCTGCGTGGTCGCACCCGTCGAAGCCAAGATGCAGGACAACAAGGGCGCCTGCATCAAGGTCGTCAACAGCTGAACACCGCCGGGGGACGGAGATCCCCCAACCATCCGTCCGTGAGAACATGATCCTGAACACCCACACCAACGCGAAGGTCGTGATGCGCGAGTATCAGCGTACCCTCGATACCGCCTTCATCAACCGCAACCGCGTCAGCGAGCACCAGCTCCAATGGCTGGACGTGCCCGCCTCCGTGGGAACGGGAGCCTACGACAACCAGGCTCGCGGATGGATGGACTGCCCGTCCTGGGATGGGGGCGAGCAGAGATTCACTCCTCTGGACGGTCCCGGACACAAGGGGGTCAGACCGTGACCTCCCTCCAGACCGTCCGTGCGCTGTCGGGCCTCGGCTCGGACGTCGTCCCTGACGAGGATCTCGCAGTACACCTCCAGCTGGCGCAGGACTGGTGCGACACCAGGGCGACCGGGTACGGAGTATCCGCACCCGACTCCGCCGTGGCTCTCATGACAATCTTCTTCCTGCGCCAGTACCTGGACCTCAAGGGCGTCAAGCCCTCCAGCCTGTCCCTGCCGGACATCTCGATGGCCACCGACGTGCACAGCATGTGCGAACAGGCCAAGAGCTCGGCGGTTGAACAGATCAAGGCCCTCGCCTTCGCCAGGGGCGGGGCTGTCAAGCACATCCGCTCCGGGAAGGTGGGCAGATGGCGCTGACCAGTCCCCTCGCGTCCATCATCGGGAACAGCCTGCACCAGACCTGCACCGTGTACCGCTACGGAGGTTCAGACCCCTCCGGCCAGCCCGTCTACCACGACGGGGTGGAGTATCCGTGCAGGCTCGCCATCAGGACCGTCCGGCAGCCGAGCCCCACAGGGGACATCATCACGAACACGGCCGTGGAGACGGTCGTCCCCGCCGACTGCCCCGTGCAGGCGCATGACATGATAGACCTCCCCGCACCGTATGAGCAGGGAGCGGTCATCCGCGAGGTGGTCACGGCCACCGACCAATGGGCGAGGACCACGCACAAGGTCGTGAGGATCTTATGACCGACATCACAGTCGACCAGCTCGGCAAGGCGGCGGAATCCCTCCGCCGGATGGCGAGGGAGCACCCGCACATCGTCGAGCAATACATGATGCGCCACGGTGCCAGGATAGAGGCCAAGGCCGCATCCATCACTCCTGTCGACAAGGGTTTCCTGAGAAGGGCGACGGAATACCGTGTCGACGGTTTCTACGGTGTGTCCAGGCTGACGGTGGAGAACCGTCAGTCCTACGCTGTCTACCAGCATGATTATCCGCACCGTCACTCCCAGCCGCAGGCCAGGGACCACTTCATCAGCATACCATTCGCGGCCGAGATCCCGCTCCTCGTGAGGGACATCATCGAGGCCGACATCACGGAGGCCACAGAATGACACAGCAATACACGCCCGTGACATGGCAGGACGAAACCACAAGCCAGCAGGGCACCCTAATCAACGCAGAGAGACTCAACCAGATGCAGACCGCCCACCACTACGCGGACGGCTTCGAGGAGGTGGACGCGGTCCCCACCGCCGACCCCTCCGTCGCATACCATAAAATCGTCTATTGCACCGCAGACAACACATTTTACAGATGGGACGGCACCGAATGGACCAAGGACATAGACGACGAGACCAAGGCCCTCCTCCAGCAGGAGATAGCCAGGGCCACACAAGCCGATAGCCAGCTTAACCAGCGCGTGGACGATGAGCACGACGCCAGGGTGGACGCAGAGGCCGCCATCTATGACAGGATAACCGACGAGGCCACGGAGCTGGCCCAGAGGATAACCACGGAGGTCAGCACCAGATACACCGCAGACACCGCCCTCGGCACCAGGATAACCAACGAGACCAGCGCCAGGGAGACCGCGGACACGGGCCTCGGCAACCGCATAACCGCGGAGGCCACGGCACGCGCCGAGGCGGACACCCTGCTGGGCGGGAGGATCGACACGGAGCAGGCGAGGGCAGAGGCCGCCGAGCAGGCCAACGCGCAGGCCATAGCCAACACGTACACCAAGGCCGAGGCGGACACGCTCCTGGCGGGGAAGGCCAGCACCACGGCGGTGCAGACGCTGGACACCAGGGTCGGGGCATTGGAGACGGGGCTGGCAGATACCTATAACAAGAGCCAGACGGACACCCTGCTGGCGGGCAAGCTCGACACATTGAGCACCACGGGACTGCACGCATACACGCACAACGGAGCCACCCAGAGCGAGGTCGCCGTGATTGACGGCACGACCGCCTCCACGATCCCGATAAGAGACACCAATGGCAGGCTCCAGGCCAACGACCCCGCGAGCGGGGCGACGGACAAGAGCCTCGTCACGGCCAACTGGATCAGCCAGACGGGAAACTCTGCACCGAATAACCTACTGCATAAGAACGGAGACGAGACCAAAGACGGCACCCTAACGCTTTTAAAAAATGCTAACATTAGAACCTCTGGCGTTTTTATCGGAGGTACTAATCCTTTAGTAAACGATCATGTAAGCATTAGGGCTATGCTTAAAATAAAAATACTCTACAACGTAGCAGTCAGATTTACAGTAATAGGTAATGCAAACAATCAAAACTTTTGCTATGGAGATTATGTATTAACGTTTTCAAGAAGCGGAAGCAGTCCCGCTTTATATTGCCTGGATAGATATTACAGCAACAATAACGTCAAGCAGCAGCTATACATTAATATAGAAAACGACGAAGTAAAAATTTACGGTCAATCTGTTCAATTCTGCACTATGGAAGTATGTTGTCTCAACTATTACTCATTTGGCCAGCCATACGACCCACCCGAAGGATATGAGCTTATGAAAGCAGATAACGTCGGCGAAGTAGTAACTTTACCAGATACGGCGATTAGTGCGGTTATGATTGCGAAGGAATGATACTATGAAAACCCTAATACGCGACAACGAAATCATAACCGAGCCCTTCTCCCAATGGATACAGGGCCACCTCCTCTGGATGCAGACATCCCGCCCCGACGGCGACGGATACGCCCTCTGCGAGGACTGCCCCGTCCCCGATCCCGAGCCCGAGGACTTCGATATATCCACAATCGAGGTCCCCGACGCCAGCGCACCCGCAGACGAGGACGGCACCGCCACGGTGCCCACCATCGTCCGCAGGATCGCCACGTTCAACATGGAGAGATACACCGCGAGAAAACAGCAGGAGGCGCAGGAATGAGATACACCGCCGACACCGAGGCCATGCAGGACTACTCCCGCATCGTCGGGGCGATCGCACAGCTCGACCTCCAGAGGCAGGAGCTGGTCCGCCAGCTCCAGCTCTGGGAGCAGGAGCACCAGGTGCCCGAGGAACAGGCCGAAACCCAGGCAGAAACCGATTAAAACGGCTGGCCCATAGGCCACACCTTTTAACCCGCCGAAGGGGCGCAGAGCCCAATCCCGTGCGCCCTCGGTTCAACGCCGAGCGGCGGGCACCTTTCATTTATCGAGCGAGACCCACGCGAAGAGCACGCAGGCACCGAGGAACACGGCCACCCCGACAAGGGCCTCGAGGACCGAGAGGAGGGTCATTCCTTCCTCTCCTTCACGCGAGAGTTCCATGCAGGCACGACCTCGTCCAGGGTGGACGACCAGGACACGACCTCCGACAGGATGCAATCGTTCTCGGGATGGACTATCTGATAGAGATCCTCGCCACCGCCGCCCCCATATACGCTAAGGTCCAGGGACACGGAGCACCCGCAGAAGGGGCACGGTTTGAGGGAGGCCCTGGCCTTCTCCAAGGCTCTGACGAGATCGTCAAACGCACGCCACGCAACCTCCTCCGAGGGGGCGGACGGGCTGAAGTACCCGCAGGAGCAACGGACGCGATAGCAGGCGCGGGACTGCTCGACATGGGGGGTGGCACCGCAGAAGGGACACGAGGCGGTCATTCTTCCCCTCCGCAGGAACGCACCCGCATGTTATCCCAATCGGCGAGGGCCTCCTGGATGGTGGGGCACACAGGGCCGAAGAACCCGCAGGAGGGGCACAGCATGCGCACACCGCCGTGGATGAACTCGGCGACGGGGCGGGGCGCACCGCAGTCGGGACAGGGGGTCATATCCTCACCATCATGTCGTACAATCCCGCCAGCAATTCCCCGCGGGCTGTGAGGTAATGGCGGAGCACGGGGCGGCCGCAGTATTGCCCCGCCTCGGTGCGGATTATGCCAGCATCCAGGAGCTCCCGCAGGCGGGCCTCCCGGGCTTTATCGTGGGCCTTTCCCCCGCAGACACCGCCGGCGGTGATCCCGGGAGAATCGCGGACCATGCACAGGACAGCCCAGGCCTGGGCCTTCTCCATTATTTGAGGTTCCATAAACCCACATGGCGATATGGTATATTTAACCATATCAAAAGTGTATATACACACAAAAACCCCGAGCAATACGGCAGTTTTGGCTATTTGGTAATGGTAATATTTACCATACTATTATATACTAAAACGCTGATGAAGATATAACAAGAGCGGGAGACCGCCCAAGGAGGAGACTAACATGGCAACAACCACCACCA